AAAAACGTCGTAAGTTGGGTATTTTTGGTCCTGAACAGGCAGACAAACTTGTATATGAGGCACTATGATGATCGGAAACCTAGAAGCTGAAGATCGAGTACTAGATACTCCATCTGTTTATGAACAAGTTGCTTCTCTTGTCCAAAAGTACGGATGGGAAGCAGGTGACAATATTGTAGTTGAAATGGCAGGGACTCAAGTTTCTGGTATTGATGTGGGCGAAGTCTATAATAAGAAATGGCAATCACCTATTGGGACTCGTAAGTGTAATAAAGAAGCATTTATTGTTATTAAAAATCTTTCACGAGACCCATGGACACCTTCTCAACCTATGGATAGAGAACACAAACCTCAACACCCTTACGAAGTATGACATACACAATTTATTCTAAGGATGGTTGTCCTTTCTGTACTAAAGTCCAACAGGTTCTACAACTTACAGAACAGAAACATGTAGTCCTTAAACTTGGTAGAGACTACACAAGAGAGGAGTTTTATTCTAAGTTTGGTAAGGGTTCTACATTTCCTCAAGTTATATTGAATGTTGAGGGCCCTGATGACGGAACTCATCTTGGTGGATGTACAGAAACTGTTAAATACCTGAAGGAAAATAATATTGTTTGATGGACAACCAAGATCTCTATGATATCATTGAGCACACAATCGATTATGCATTTAATGGAAAGTACATGCTCAACATGTATGACTACCTAGTACTTAGTAAGTCATCAAAAAAAGATGTTGAAGAGTTTCTTGAAAGTTCATCAAGAAAAGAGATTGATGAACTGATTAGTGACCTAGATAATTATCTTGAAGGTGGTTCTGATGAGAAACACAAACAATTGAGAGAGGGTTATGGTTATCTGGGTAAACCAGAAGCTAGAAAAATAAGAAATTATTTGAACGGGATTGTTGAGGATGCTGTAAAATATGGAAGAGAAAAAAGACCAGGAAGGAAAAGAAAACCCTCTAAATAAGAGAAATGATGATGAACCTCAAGAAATTAATAGAGGTTTAGAGTTGTTGTTGAGAAAAAAACAAAGGAGAGAAAGACGACCAAAGACTTTTGAACTAAGGTTTGGAAAGTTAGTTTCTCTCTTCAATAGAGAGATTAACTTTCACTTTAATGTTCATCTAGACATAAAGAAAGTAAGTTCTCGGAGAGATTAAATGGAAACAGCAATCATCCTATTGTCCGTTGCAGTCACAGCACTTTTTCTTTTAGTAGGAACTCTCCTAGGTTGGTTAGTAAAAGATTACTTAGACCAAACAAGAATGCCATTCATTCATCCAGAGATGTTTGACGAGAATGGTAATATTATTCCAGACGAAATTTTATCCGTGAGATTTGAAAATGACTTCATCAGCGAAGACGAAGAAAACGACTAACACAAAGCTACCGCCAAATCCATTTATCTTTGAGATTTTGGATCTTGTGAGTGCGCAAAGATCAAAGGCAAAGAAGATTGAAATTCTTCAAGAATATTCTACAGAGGCACTCAAGGCAGTTCTGATTTGGAACTATGATGAGACTGTGATCTCACTTCTTCCAGATGGTGAAGTTCCCTTTGAGAAGAATGATGTTCCTCTAGGGACTGATCATACCTCTTTGAGGAAGGAATGGAAGAACCTTTATCACTTTGTAAAGGGTGGTAATGATTCACTCTCTAAGACCCGTAGAGAGACTATGTTCATTCAAATCCTTGAAGGACTTCATCCTCAAGAGGCAAACATTCTTATTCTTACTAAGGATAAGGCTCTAGAATCCAACTACAAGATCAGTAAAGGTGTTGTTGAAGTAGCATTCCCTGACATCCAATGGGGAGGTCGATCTTAATGGGAAAGGGTGTAAGAGAAATTGAAAAAGACTGTGACCCCACAGCAGCACAAGATAAGTCACTTCCAACCAGTGCCTTTCTGGTTGAGTATCTTCAAGATGGTATGACCAAATTTGATATTGTCATTGCACAAAAAGTATCAGAAATATTTGATCAATATTGGGACAACTATCGTAGTGACCTGAAGAATATTACTCAAGCAGATGGGAGAGCAAACCCCAAACTTTGGAACCCCTCTAAAAAATGAAAGACGAAGAACTGAGAGAACAAATTAACTCACTTATCCGAGGTGAGATTCAAGATGTCATCAATGATTATGTTGAGGATAAAGAATCTCAAGTCTTCAGTATGGAGCAGTCAGGACTTGGATTTGTTGAGAAGGAAGACGAGAATGAACTTACAGTCAACGTCTCTAATCAAGAAGTTGAGAGACTCATCAAAGAGTATAAGAAAATTAAGAAAGGTCAGAAGTCTAACTTTGGTCAGATAATGAAAATGGATAAAAAAAGTTCTTCTTGACTAAATAGATACAATGGTCTATAATAGACCTATCGTTCATCCAGGAAACTGGACGCAAGTAAGTCGCGGAACGGAGCCGTTCATCCCATGATAGAATTTCTTCTATACACTTCACTCACTTGTTCTGATGCTGATTCAATCATGCTGAGGATGCAAGCCAATGAAAATCTTAGTAATCAAATTAAGATTGAGTTAGTAGAGACTGTAAAGGATTCAACTCCTCACTGTTATTGGGACGCAAACGACTAAAGGAACGGATCTAAACATCCAACTACTTTAGGAGTCAATCATGAATACACTACTCATGATCAAAAAGCAGATCACCAAAGCATCTGCTCTTCACGACGCACAAATTGCTCATACCGCATATCGTGGTGTTGAGTATGTTACACGTTGTGTAGAATCCAAAGAAACCCATGGAACATTCTGTTACAGGGGTCGTACTTACACCAAGTGAGTTAAACTTACTACACAGAGAGAGTTAAGAACTCTCTCTTTTTTTGTCTTTAGATTACATTTTTGGAAAAGTCAGGATTTCCTAACTAAATAATGATAGAATTAAGAGGTATGGATGTCCAACCATATTATGATGTAAACTAATGGAGAAAATCATGCATAACATTATCTCGTACAATCAACTTGCAGGATGGAAACAAGATGTTAACGGTCTTGTGAGTAGTTTAGAAAAATCATCTGAGGAGTCTGATATTCTGAACGATTACTATGACTGTCTAATTGAATGTGATGACTCACAACAAATATGTAAACGAATCTGTAGGAGGATTCTAGCTTAACTTCCAGGACGGGATTGACTCCCGTCCTTTTTTTGTGTATAATTATAATGTATACTCTAGATTCATATGACTACTGTTACTGATTGGCGATACAGTGATGACCGACTAGAGACCAGACAGAAAGTATATACATTCTTACTGACTAGATTTGGTTCTCAGGTGGATGAGAATGGTGAACCAGTGTATAGTATGAAAAGTATTACTGAATGTTCTCATGACTGGGTGTCTCAAGGTAATACAGGTACATCTGGAATTGTAAAATATTTTGAGGCCTACTATACGAATGGATAAGGAAAGATTGAGAGCAACGATTTGTAAAATGGAATTTCTTTTAGGAACACTAAAAGAAGAATTGTTTTCTGATGAATTGGAAAGTGTCGTCACAGAAGAACCTACATATACAAATGTTCCTGTTGATGATTACGATGAAGTGTTCTATGATGTTGACTAATGGTTTACTCTAGTCTATCAGAGTTTGAAAGAGCTCTTGCAAGATTTGGTGATAAAGTTTCTATGATAGTAGGACTTGAAATTAGTGGTAAGATGTCACCTGAGGCAACATACCAAGAAATCAAAAGTATGATGAAAGAGTTAAAAAAACTCAGAAAAATTGAAAAAGATGAATGGGATGAGGAAGAACTAACATGAGTGTAAAAGTAATTAGTGTAACACCTGATGCTGAAAAGCATATGGCATACTGTGCCAGGGTAAGTAATCCAAACAACCAGGAGAATGAAAAAATTTCTGGTCTACTTGGGTATTGTATTAAACATCAACACTGGAGTATTTTTGAACAAGCATACTTGACTCTAGAGATTGAAACTAATCGTGGTATTGCAGCCCAGATTCTAAGACATCGTTCTTTCACCTTCCAGGAGTTTTCACAGAGATATGCTGACAGTTCTATGTTAGCAGACGTAATCCCTCTTCCTGATCTTCGTAGGCAGGACACAAAGAACCGTCAGAACTCTATTGATGATATCGATCCTCATATTCGTCAAGAATATGAAATGAAAATGCAGAAACATTTTGAAGAGGGTATGACACTCTACAAAAGTATGTTAGAATATGGTATCGCAAAAGAGTGTGCTCGTTTTGTATTACCTCTCGCAACTCCTACCAGAATTTATATGACAGGATCAGTGCGGTCGTGGGTGCATTATATCGATCTTCGTTCTGCTAATGGAACACAGAAAGAACATATGGACATTGCAGTTGCATGTAAGGAGGTATTTAAAGAACAGTTCCCTACCATTTCAGAAGCTCTGAATTGGTAATAAATATTTACTTATTGTTATTGAGGAGAATAAATTGGCCACATATCCGGTAAAACATAATGAGACTGGTGAAACCAAAGACGTGAAGATGAGTGTTCATGATTGGGATCAGTGGAAGATTGACAATCCTGATTGGGAGAGGTATTATACACCAGACAATTCTCCTAAACTTGGAGTAGAAATGGGTGACCCACTCAGCAAACTTTATACTAAACATCCAGGATGGAAAGATGTTATTTCTAAAGCGAAACAACAACCAGGATCAACCCTAAAACATTACGACTAATCAAGTATGCCTAGAAAGAGTAAGTCTGGTATTGGAAGTACTAACCCAGTTCCATTTGGTATGAGTAACAAACAAATGAAAAGAAAGAAACCAATTAATCTTGATTACATCAAGAAGATTGACCCTCTTACAGATAATCAGGAAATATTTTTTGATCTGTATAAGAAAAATCAAAACTTGGTTGCATATGGTTGTGCTGGCACTGGTAAGACCTTTATTACCCTCTACAATGCTCTTCTAGATGTTTTAGATCCAAGGACTCCCTATGAGAAAATCTACATCGTCAGGTCTCTTGTAGCCACCAGAGAGATTGGTTTCCTTCCCGGTGACCATGAGGATAAGTCTTCCTTGTATCAGATACCATACAAGAACATGGTGAAATACATGTTTGAGATGCCTGATGATAATGCATTTGATATGTTGTATACCAACCTCAAATCACAGGGAACTATTTCATTCTGGTCTACTAGTTTCATCCGTGGAACAACACTGGACAATGCAATCATTATAGTGGACGAGTTTCAGAATCTAAACTTCCATGAACTAGACTCTATGATTACCCGTGTTGGTGAAGATTCTAAGTTGATGTTCTGTGGAGATGCAACTCAGACTGACTTGGTGAAGACTGCCGAGAAGAATGGTATCATTGACTTCATGAGAATCTTGAATAATATGCCATCCTTTGATACAATTGAGTTCCAAGCAGAAGACATTTGTAGAAGTGGTCTTGTCAAGGAATACATTGTTGCAAAACTTGAACTGGGTATGTAATGTTTAATCATGTTGAAATAGAAGTCCCACGGTTGTCCCGAAAGACAATCGATGGGGTGAGGTATTATGATACACCCTCGGGTAAGAAGTTAGTTTCAATCACCTCTGTCATCAGTCACTATAACCGTGAGATATTTGTTAATTGGAGAAAGAGAGTTGGTAATGAGGAAGCAAACAAAGTAACTAAACAATCCACCAGTCGTGGAACTGATACACATACTTTGATTGAACATTATCTCAAGAATGAGGATCTTCCTACAGTTCAACCTCTTTCTGATATGTTATTCAAGATTGCCAAGGGTGATTTAAACAACATAGATAACATACATGGACTAGAAACTCCTCTATACAGTGAGTATCTGGGTATTGCAGGAACCGTAGATTGTATAGCCGAGTATAATAACGAATTGGCTATCATCGACTTCAAGACATCTAAGAAACCTAAGAAAAGAGAATGGATTGAGGGATACTTTGTGCAGTGTGCAGCCTATGCTTGTATGTTGTATGAACTGACTGGTTTGACAGTCAAAAAATTCGTTATTATTATGACCTGTGAAAATGGAGAGTGTGAAGTCTATGAAGAGTATGATAAGGCCAAGTATATCAAACTACTCACAAAATATATTAGAGAGTTTGTTGAATTCCAATTGCATGACACTAATGTCTGAAGAAAATGACATCAACAAACTCCTAGAGAGTAAGTTTTACTGTCCAAGAAAATTTTCAGAGGAGATTGAAAAGATTCACTCCGATGATAGTAGTATGAGTTATATTGATTCCATTGTTTATTTTTGTGAAAAAAATAATATTGATGTTGAGTCTGTTCCCAAACTTATCTCAAAACCTTTGAAGGAAAAGATTAAGTGTGAGGCTATTGAACTGAACTTCTTGAAGAGAACATCTCATGCCAAACTCCCTATATGATTCCAAAATTGAAAGCATTTGACGTTTATAAGTCCTATCTGGGATTGAAGAACCATTTTACTAAAAAGACATATGACTACCACAAGTATGGTGGTAAGTCACGTGCATCTGTACAATCTTTTTATAAACGTCGGGACAGATTTTTCTTCGAGAAATTATCTAGACAGAAGGATGATAGTGAGGTTGTAGAATACTTCGTTGCAAAC